TGAAGGTTGCTAACTTGTCATGCTCAGTATTTCTGTTTGCAAGTTGGTCGGTAATAGTTTGAATTTCCGATTCCAAATCCCTGATCTGTCGTTGACACCCAGAGACCTCAGTATTGTTTTTAGAAATGCCATGCGTTAGTTTAGTAATCTCCTTAGATAAAGTTGTAAAGTGACGCTCTCGCTCCTCCTCGTTTTTAATTGCTTCTTCCAGTTCTTTATAACCAGATTGCAACTCTTTAGCTTTAGATTGAGCGTCGTTAATCCTATTTATTCTTAGGTCTTCATCAATGTCCTGTTTACATGTCGGACAGACCTTATTTTGTTTGAAAAATTCATGTTCCTTAGTAGTCCTTGATACTTTGTTAGAAATCTTACCCCTCAACCCACCAAGAGTACGCAGTTTTTCAGTAGCACCTGTTACCTTCTCCTGCTTCTTTGTCAGCGTATCCACTTCACCTTCTATCTTATCATTTTGTAAAGTAAGAGAGTCAGATCTTTCCAGAAGATCAGTAATCTTCTCATTCTTTTTCTTTATATTTTCCTTACCCCGATTCTCCAACTCCTCAATAAACTCCTCCTGCATCTTCACCTTATCATTAAAAGACTCCTTCCTTAAAGAAAGAATCTTTACCTCTTCCTTCTCCTGACGTATCTTTTCTCTAATAAGATTATTCATTGAAGAGAAAATTTTAATATCTAATAGATCCTCAATAACTTCTCTACGATTAGAAGTAGTTAATTGCATGAAAGGAACAAAGGCACTAGATCCTAAGATAACAATCTGAGTAAAAGACTTATAATTCATCTTCAGAACATTCTGTTCCAACCACTTCTGCTGATCCACTGCAGAAGAAAACTGATCTAGAACCTTTTCATTCCTATAGATCTTAAATATATTTGGCTTGATTCCACGCACCACCTTCCAATCAGTTACCCCAATAGAAAACTCAATTTCTACTAGACACTCCTTTTCATTAACACTATTAACCAACTGAGGTTTACCAATCTTCCTAAATGGCTTATTGAATAAACTAAAAGTCAATGCATCCAGCACTGTAGATTTACCAGCACCATTAGTACCGATAATCAGATTAGTATTATCTTGTTGGAAATTAATCTCTGTAAATTGATTACCAGTACTTAAAAAGTTTTTCCAACGAATCTTCTCAAATAAAATCATGCTCTAATCTAGGTGGGATCACAACGTCATCTTCAGTTATAATGGTATAGTTATACCCATGAACCTTGCAAGTTTTTATCATAATCTCATCTTCAACTTCCAAGACATTCATTTCAGGGTAATCATCATCTTCTAACATCATAGCATACCTTTCAGCATCATCCTCCTTTTCAAACAAATAAAGAATATGGTTTCCATCCTCATCCTGAACTGAGTAGGCTCCTTCTCTTTCTTTTCCGCAGATCGTTAACATATACATTAGATTAACTCACATGCTTCTTGATAGATATCCTGCATCATTTTCTGAACGATAGACTTATCCAATGTAATGTCTGCCTCCTCAATATATCTATTAAGAATAGACATGGTATCTTCAGATTCATAGACTTCCTCATCATCCTTACAATACCACCCACTAAAATCAAAGTTCTCAACAACCTTAAGTTCTGCTACATTTGCTTGGTAAAGATTATCAATAAACTTCTCAAACTTTTTAGTATCAGTTTTTTTACGAACAATAACCTTTACGATCTTATTCTCATATGGTCTAGTATCAAAGGTTTGATAAGGAGTATCTTCATAAACAATCTTATAAAATATTCTATAAGGATTGTCAATAGGAGTATGTTCTAATGTCTCCGTATCAAAGATAGTAAATCCTCTAGTATCATCTACATCATTCCAATACAACTCATAAGGATTACCAAGATAATAGATCCCATCCTCATTAGATCGCGTATGAAAATGACCTGAAAAGGTTCTATCAAATTTTTTAAATATAGTGGAAGATGTTCCATGATCCATCACCACCTGCTGATTAACTTGGAAACCATTAAGTTCCAAGTGTCCCATCACTACATTACACTTTGTCTTTTTAAGATGCTTAAAGGTAGATTCTTCATTCTCTGAATTGATCCAAGGAACCATCAGCACATTTAAATCATCAATCTTTACTTCTGTCGATTCAGAATAAACATGCACATTATCGTACTCACGTAACAATAGATCTACCGCATTTATTTCATTTGTATTCTTATAATATGCTGTATGATTGCCCACAACAGTATGGACAGTTATACCCATCTTCTTTAGTTTATCGTAATAATTATCCTTTGCCCAGGATAAAGCCGAAAAGTCGATCCCTTTACGGCTATCGAAGGTATCACCCATATCAACAATGGTCGTAATACCTTCTGAATAAAGAACCGGAAAAAATACATCATTATAAAACTTCAAGAAGTAATCATGAAAGAGTTTTGAATTCTTTCTTGCTCCGAAATGTTGGTCAGTAATTATTGCTATCTTCATATTACATGCGGAACACTACAGTTACCAGATAGAGTGATACGAGTATCATTATATCTATGCTTAGGAACATGATGTTGTAGATACGATGGAAAAGCAACAAACCTTCCTTCTTTAGGTCGAACTTTTTTTCCACTATCAGTAAAAACAAGGGAAGGGTGATACCACTTTGCCTTTACAAAATAAGCAAAGCTAAAATGACTTGGTTTATGATCATGAGGTTGTGCATAATCACCCTTCTCATAAACATTTGCCCAAAAATTTGTTATTACTAAAGGTTCCCTAGGTCCATCACTCTGAGCACCAGGAGCAAAATGTCCTTCTATCTCTTCTCTTATATACGCTTTAACATTTCTAAACTGAATATTATCAGGCTCCCAGTCCCACTCAGTATGAAGAGATGCTTTCACATTGCTTTTCTCCTGAGGAATAGGATTGCAGATCTTCAATATAGACAAAACTTCCTTCTTTAAAGAATCATGAAATGGATAGTCGTCTATGAAAATTGGAGCATGATGTTTAATCTTGATAAGACCCATTTAAGAGTAACGAAGCTTAGAATGCACTGCATCTTTAATTTGATTATAATCTGAAAAGTTACTTCCGTCAATGGTATTACTATCATCAAAGACTTCTGCATACCCCGATCTCTCAAGGATTTTATTTTTAATTTCTAGCTGACGCTTCTCTCTTTGTATACGTCTGAGGAATGCATAATGAATAATCTGAGTGAAATAAGCAAACGGGTTCTGAGATTTTTCGGGATTAAAATTATGAATATACTGCACACAATTTTCTATACCATCCGAAATCATATCTTCCTTAAACATATAATTAACAAAGTTTGGTTTAAAGGATAGATGATTAGCAATCTTTAAAAAACACTCACCAATATAACGAGGGATAGGAGGCTTAGGAAGACCTTTAATTTCAGCAATCTCTTTATCTTCCCTATACTTAATTAATGCTGCAAGGAACTCCTTGTTATTGACATAGTGCTCGGACCTTTTCTTAGTTCGTGGCATAGTACCTGGTTTTATCATAAGTCTTTATCACTATTATGTAGAGATTATAACATTTCAATAGACAGTTGACAAGTTTCTAAATCCGAGTAGAATAACTCTGTCAGGGTTCAAGGGGAATTCTCTAGTTCTCCTTAAAGATCTTTTCTAAAGTTTCTTTAGTATCACTTACATTTCCAAGATATCCCATTTTACGATTCATTCTTTGTTTTGAATTTTTTTCTAATGTAGTATCCTTTATAAAAGATTGATACATATGAATCATTTCCATATCTGAAGATTCACTCATAGTAAGAATATCATTCAAATTTAAAATAAATAAATCTTCATCAGTAGTCTTTAGCCAGGGTTCTACTTTATATCCAATGATTCCTACTTTATTTTTAATTTCTTGAACAGTAATAGGATGAGATACTAGCAATAGAGTTCTATCTTCTTCTTCGGATGCACAGACCTTACAGAAGATCTCTTCTCCCGTTTTAAGTTTAAGTGTAGCGTAAAATTCGTCTTCCATCATTTCTTTAATTGTATAGTGATTATTTCATAATTAAAATTCTCTTCGTTATAGATTTTAATTCGTTCAATGAGATGATTTAGTGTGTAATTTTTCTTAGATTTATAAGTGCAATCGTCAGATATATCATATAGAATTGCCTTTATTTTGTTGGTTCCTTTTCTGAGAACCCGTCCAATGGATTGTAAATTTCTGATTCTAGATTTGGACGGAGAAGCAAAGACGACATTGTGAAGATTGCGAATATTAATACCAGTTGAAAACGTACCATATGATGCCACAATTATTGCATTATTTTCTTTTTCAGTAATTTCACGTACTTGTTCTCTTTCCTCAGCTCCTACACCACCATGAACAAAGAATACTCGCCGTTCATCTTGCTTATTCTTATTTATTCTCTCATAAAGGACTGCTCCATGAGCTTCTACTCTAGAAAATAATACTAAAGTATTTCCTTTTAGATCTAAAGCTAAGTTGGTAAGGAACTTATTTCTTTGTTCATGTGTAATAAGATATTCAATTTCATCTTGATATGTTTCAAATTTCTGAGGAGAATGTTTTAAAACAATACATTGAATATCTAACTGAGAAAGGTGTCCCTGTCTCATCAGTTCATCAGTCTTTGTTACTTTATAAGATGGACCAAACAATCCCTCTAATACCCACTTATGAGTTTGCGTTCCATCAAGAGTTCCAGTAAATCCAAATCTATATTTTGCATGGTGTAGTTTTGTCATTATAGATATAAGTGACTTACTCTTAAAGAGATGGGCTTCATCCCCTATCACTACGTTATAGTCTTCAAAGAATGAACGTTCTAGTTTATATACAGATTGCCAAGTGGTAATCGTAACAGGATACTCATTAGTTTTTTCTTTTCCCGAATATATACGGTGACAATATGACTCAGCATTCCAACCATAATCTTGAAAATCTTTATACATCTGTTCTACGAGAGATGTCGTTGGAACAACTAAGAGAATTTTTTGCCCTTTATCCACATAATACCGTACGAGGGAATAAACCATTAGTGATTTGCCGGATGCAGTGGGACTTATCAATAATTTTCTATTATGCCGCAATGCATCATATACTCCCTCAACTTGGTATTTCCTGGGTGAATGACAACATATAGATTGCATATAATCTTTGACACCCTCATATGATATTCCCTCGTTTACTTCAAAGGGAGGACCATAGTATTCGTTATTTACAAACTCGTAGGTGTAGTCGTGCCTTTCACAGAAGGCAATAATTTTATCAAGTAATCCGACGTAGATCTGTCCGTTAGATGTTGAGAATAGACGGATCTTTCCATCCCAATACTTGTTACGGTATTGAGGCATAAACTTTGCACCTTCCACTTCGAAAGTGAAGTGATCGGAGAGTTCCATAAAGATATGAGGGTCAGCTTGTATTTGGCAGAAAACCTCATTCTTTTTCCCTATAACAACATCGGTTCTCAAATAAACCCATTCATCTATGGGTATTTATTTACCCTAGTCCAGAGTTAAATCTCATAAATTCAATTGCATTCTTAATCTGAAATGTTCTATTCTGTATTACTTTAAGTATGCTTTCTAAGTAAACTAGCATAGTATCATAATAATCTATCTTTAATGAAGTATGAGATAGCTTTTCATCTGCATCCAAATACTTCTGCATCGTATCCTTATCCCGTATCTTCTTTGGAAAAGGATTCTCTACATATACATCTGGGTCTGCTTTCCCACTAAAATACTCAAACCGTTCATGACGGATATTCTTCCTTTGCTGTTCTGCTTTCTTTCTTAAAAG